AAACTTAAGCACTTAGCTACTCCTACCTCATTAAAGGGCTAGAACTATGTTAAGTCTAACTGATACGCCTTTATCAGCTATCAAGTTTGACGGAGAAACATATCAAATAAATTTGGCTTTTGATAACGTAATCAAGTATTTAGAGCTAGTAGAAGATGATAGTGAAAACAAGGAACTAGAAGCCCTTAAATTATTCTTTGGCAACCAAGAAATACCTTTAGATCCTGATTTTATTGAGAGTAGTTTCAAGTTAATCAACGAAACCATTACTAAATCAGCATATCAAGGCAACTCTTCAAATGATTGGAGCATGAATATAGCGCCACAACATATTTACTCTTATGAGCAAGATGCAGACGCTATTTACTCATCCTTTATGATGCAATATCACATAGATCTACTTAAAGAGCGCGGAAAAATGCACTGGTGTGTATTCCGTGCTCTTTTTGATGGGCTGGGTGAAGATACACCAATCCAAAGAATAATTGAACTGAGACAGAAGAATTTAGCTGATGTACCAGATGAACAACGAGGCAAGGTAATGCAACTTCAACAGTACTACGCTTTGAAGTTGAAGAAACCTAAGAATGAGGAAGATGTCTTTAACAGTAGTTCTTTATCATCTGCCTTTGCTTCCTTGATGAACACAGCGAAAGGAGGTTAGTAAATGGCTGATGGAAAGATAGTAATTGACATCGACATCCCTGTTGATAAGGTTAAAACTGATGCACAGTTAATAGACCAGATCTTAAATTCACTTGGTAGGGATGCAGGTAAAGAGCTAGATAGTAGCTTTGAAGAGTCGACTGATAAGGTTAAGCAAAAGGCTGATGAAACTAGCAAGGACGTTGACGAAAAGCTTAGCAAGCCTGTTGATATTAAAGCAGACTTAGATAATAAAGATGTTCAGGAAAAGACTAATCAAACTAAGCGTGATCTTGATTCTGTTCCAAAAGAAACCAGGACTGAACAGAAAGCCGATAACAAGGACGTTGTAGAGAAATCTAAGCAGACTAAAGAAGAAGTCGAAAAAGTGCCTGAAAAGCATAAGACTGATTTAGATGCTAACGACAACACCAAAAAGGCTACTGATAGTGCTAGTAAAAATGCTGATGAGACTGGCAAGCATTTTTCTAAGCTGCACGAAATCATTAAGGGCACTTTTATTGGTAACTTTGCCGCTAATGCTGCTCAGACTGCTTTAGGGACTATTAAAAATGCAATCGGTGGAGTAATTACAGAAGGTACTCATTACAACAGATTGCAACAAGACATGCTTGCACAATGGAATACCTTAACCGGTTCGGCTGGCAAAGGTAAAGAGCTAGTTAAAGAAACTAATGACTTAGCTATTGCAGCACAAAACAGCGTGGAGATGGTTAATGATTTAAACCAGAAGTTCTATGCTGTTACTAACTCATCTAGCAAGACTAGAGATTTATCTAAAGCTGTTCTTACTTTACAAGATGCCTTTGGTCAAAGCGATGACGCTGTAAAGAACTTCGCTATGCAGTGGTCACAAATGATTGGTAATGGTAAAGCTAATGCGCAAGACATGATGTCTATTCAAAACGTATTCCCTAAGTTCATGGAAGAATTAGTAGAGTACGAGCGTAAGGTTACTCACAATAGTAAGCTAACTACCGCGCAAGTTCGTGACATGATGTCTAACGGTAAGATATCAGCTGATGCAATGAATACTGTTCTGATAGGGATGGGTAAGAAGTATAAGAATGCTACTGACAACTTTTCTCAAACTATGGACGGTATGGAACGTACCATTCATGCGCGTATTCCTGTTTTAGCTGGTGCTATCGTTAAACCATTTCAAGATCTAAAGAATCCATTACTCGGCAAGATGAGTAACTGGATTACTTCTAGCGGTGCTGAGAAGAGTTTTGAAAACTTTGGTAAGTCCATTGCTGGGATTATGAACGGTGTGATGACTGTAATTAATACCTTTGCAATGTCTTTTAGAGCTAATATAGCTGGTGCTTTTCAAGGCTCTCACTTGAGTGATATAGGTAATTCATTTAGAGATATTGGTAAGGCTGTTACTCCAGCACTTCAAGCTATAGCCGGTTTTGTAGGCGTAATTAGTGCTGATATTTTCAAGGTTTTCACCACTCAAATTAGTGGGATTGTAAATGGATTTAAAAATGTTGGCAAGCAAAAATCTTCTTTAAATTTTTCTGGAGTAACAAAAGCATTTCAAAGCTTAAGTCAAGCAATAAATGCCGTTTATTCTTATTTAATCCCTTTGAATAAACGCATAGGTGAGTTTGTTGGAATATTTGCAAAAGGTGCAATTGCTGGTATTGTTACTGTCTTTCAAGATATTAGCGGTGCTATCGGTAAAGTAACATCTAAGATTACGGAATTAATTCCGCCAGTGCAAAATACTGATAAAGCTGTTGACGGCGTAACCAAACACAGAGCTGGAATTGAAAAGCTAGGTAAGGTTTTTGGTGGATTAATTGCGGTTATTTTAACTGGTAAAGCTACTTTCTCCGTATTAAATGGTATGAAGAGCGGTATTGAAAGCTTAGGTAAAGCTATATCTGCTATTAAGAATGCACCAGGTATTATTGCAAAAATATCAAAGGCTTTTCCTGCATTAGGCAAGGCTTTTGGAGCTTTAAAAGCAGTCTTTATGGCTAATCCGTTTATGGCTACAGTCGCAGTTATTGCAGCACTAGGTCTAGCCTTCTATGAAGCTTATAAGCATATCAAACCATTTAGAGAATGGGTTAATAAGGCAGCTGATACCGTACATAAATCCTTTGATGGCATGGTACGGAATATACAAGCTTTTAATAAATCGTTCGTAAATGGATTAAAAGTAGTAATTGATTGGGTCAAAAAGAATTGGCCAACTTTACTTAGAATGCTTGTTGATCCAATAGGCGGTGGCTTAAAGCTTCTATATGACAACAATCCTAAATTCAAAAAATGGGTTGATGATTTAGGAAAGAATATTTCTAACGGCTGGTCTTCAATTAAGAAAAACACGTCTAAGTTCTTTACCGACTTACCTAAAAACATCTCTAAAGGGATGAAAGCAGCTATTGACTGGATCAAGAAGAACTGGTCCGGCTTAACACTTCTGATGGTTGCACCAATTGCCGGCGCAATTAAGTTGCTATATGACAACAATCCTAAGTTTAAGAAGTGGGTCGACAATTTGGGCCAGAACCTCAAAAAAGGTTTTGATGGCATGCTTAAAAACAGTCACAACTTTTTTAAAGGTTTGTGGACTGGTATTGGTAACTGGGGTAAGCAAGTATCTAAGAACTGGGGCAACTTTGTTAAAGGGCTAAGTGAGAATAGATATGTAAAGGCTTTTAAGAAAGGTAATCTATTCGGCACTCTCTTTAAAGATGCTCAGTCCAGAATGAAAGACTTTGGCAAGAAGTGGGACAAGGCTTGGAAGAATAATAAAAAAGCACTTGCTGACTCATTCAGCAATATGCAGAGCAACATAAACAAGTGGGGCACTAATACTCACAAGTGGTACGACAAGTTCAACAAGCAGTTCAAAAAGAAGTGGGATAACGGTTGGAAGAACAACAAGCAAGCTCTTATTGATTCTTTTGATCGCATGAAACAAAATACCAGCAATTGGGGTAACAATATCCATAAATGGTATGACAATTTCAATAAAAACTTTAGCAAGAACTGGAATCGTGGCTGGTCTGACACTAGAAAGAATCTAAGTACCGCCTGGTCTAAAATGCAGGACAGAACCTCACGTTTTGGTTCTGATATGCAGAACTGGTTAAATAACTTTGGTCCTAATTTCAAAGCTGGCTGGAAGAGCTTATCTAAAGGCGTTCAGAATATCTTTGGTGATATGTGGACTGCAATGAAAAAGCTAGGCAAGGACGCGATGGGTGGCTTAATTGATATCGTTAATGGTGGTATTAGTGGTATCAACACGGTTATTTATGCTTTTGGTGGTAAAGGCGACACGATTAAGAAGATCCCTAAGAAGTTCGCTAGTGGTACTGATGCATTTAGCGGACCTAGACGTGCAATCACTGAACCTACTTTAGCAATGGTTAATGATGGCTTTGATAGCCCTGAAACTGGCAACAAAGAAGCTTTATTCCGTCCTTCAACCGGAGAATTCGGTGTTTTCCAAGGCAGAAATACAACTACTATGCTGATGCCAGGCGATGAAATTCTTAATGCTTCTGAAACAGCTATGGTTATGCAAGGTATGGGTATCACTCACTTTGCCAAAGGTACTGGCTGGCTAGGCAATATAACCAATTCAGTAGGTAGCTTCTTTGGAGGTATTGGTAGTTGGGTAAAAGACAAAGTTGATGATTTAAAGAAATATTTTGACTTAGCTAAGAAGATTATTTCAAATCCAACTCAATACGTTGAAAGCATTTTTAACTTCAAAGGCTTTAATAGCGGTCAACGATCAATGAAAGCATTAGCTAATGGCTTATTCGATCAAGCAAATAAAAACGTTCAAAGCTTTTGGAAAACGTTGTGGAACATGGTATCTGGTCAGTTCAACGGTGGCGCAGCTAATTCAGATTTATTAGCTGCTGCTCAAAAATATGGTTCTGGCCACCCTTATGTATGGGGCGCTAAAGGTGCGGATGCTTTTGACTGTTCTGGATTAGTTCAATACGCTGTTGAGCATGCCTTCCATAAGTCATTCCCGGCTGGATCAAGTGCACAATATGCTGCAACACAGAGCGTAAATAATCCACAACCAGGTGACCTAGTATTCTTTGGTGCAGGTGGTGCAAATCACGTTGGTATTTATGCCGGCGGAGATAATTACTATTCTGCCCAAAGTCCAAGTGCAAGTCCTAACATTGGTATGGGTAAGATATCAGCAGTACATGAAGGACCTGTGTCTTATAGACGTATTCCTGGTATTAATGCTCTAGGTAAGTCTGGCAACAACGTCAAGGCAAACAGTGGACTTGAAAAGTGGATCAAGAAAACTATTGCTCCTGGATTCTGGAAATTTATTGATAAACTGAATAGCTTATTCAATGTTTCAATTGGCTCAGGTGGTCCAAATTCAGCACCTACTGGAGATCATAAGCATTGGCTGAAGCAAGCAGGTATTCCTGAGAGCTGGTTTAATGGCTTAAACAGCATTATCCAACAAGAATCCGGCTGGCGTGTTAATGCAACAAACCCAAGTTCTGGAGCTTACGGTATTCCACAGTCATTACCAGGAAACAAGATGGCTTCTGCAGGTAGTGACTGGAGAACAAACCCTATAACGCAATTGAAATGGATGTACTCTTACATTAAAGGACGATATGGAAGTTTACAGAATGCTTTATCGTTTAGAGCTGCTAATGGTTGGTACGGTAACGGTGGAGAATTTGATAGTCCAGAAGTTATTGGCGTTGGCGAAGACGGGCCAGAGTTCGTAATCAACCCGCAGAAATCAACTGCTGACCACTTAATTGATAAAGCAATTTTGCAGCGTGCTAAAGTCGCTCCTGAAAGTCCGACTGCTTCATTAGCTCGGATTATGGATCAGGTTAAATATAGTTCAGTTGCTGGTTATGGAACACCGGACAGCAGTACTATAGCCAGCCAAAACATAATTAAGCTTGATGATAAACGTCAAAAAATTGATGGTGATACAGTGATTAAGTTCATTGTTTCTGATAAAGAGATGGCGAGAGCTACTTATCCAACTATTAAGATGTTACAAGCACATGACATCACTATTAAGCAACAGGGAGGTGCTATACCAGTTGTCTAGTGTATTTGTTAAGAGATTAGACGGAACAGAGTATGATCTTGATAAATTAGGTTTTAGAGTTATTACATTTGAACCGCCGGGTATTAACTATACTCATACCTATGTTCAGCAAAATAAGATCGGTCAAGTGTTAACAGATGTTGTTATTGATAAGATGACTATTCCTTTAACTTTGATGATCCAAGCAGAGGATACAGTAGACCTAGAACTTAAAAGGCTTGATTTAAAGCGTATCTTTAATAGTGATGAGCCTTTTTATGTTTATACAAGCCGCATTCCTTACTTACGCTGGCGGTGTGTAGTTGATGGAGCTATCTCTTATCCGCAGATAGAAAACTTTTGGCAAGCTACAGCAACCATTAATTTGAGTTGTCCTTTAGGACTTGCTGAAACAGTTGCCACTACTGGAGATAGTGCTTTCACGTATGATAGTGGAAAATGGGGGTTAGGCCTTAATATTCCGCACGGTCAAGAGTTGAAGTATATTTTTAACTCAAGTCCCTGCAGAGTGTACAATGCTTCTAACGTTGATTTGAAAGCTGATGAGTTACCCGTAGAAATCACTTTCAACGGTAACGTTAAAGATGGTTTGACTATCACTAATAGCACCACAAGCCAAGTCTTTAAGCTAAATGGAAGTTATAGCAAACAAGATACAATTGTGATTGATGGTATTGTTCCAACCGTGAACGGCACAGAGCAATATTCTAAGACTAATCATGCTTATCTCGATTTTGCTAAAGGCTGGAATGAGATAAGTGTAGATTGAGCAAACGACTACACCATTAAATTCAATACGCGTTTTTACT